CCGTCAATCACAGCACCAGTCTTTGCGGTGATATACATCCAAGAGTATCCACGCTGCTCTAACTGAACACAGAAATCAGATTGAGACACAAGACCCACAATCTGTTTGGTAGCACGAGCACAAATCAAAATCTTTTTGAGATTCTGGTCATCAATCGTCTCTATCAGATTGTCAGCATCACGCTCAAAAATCATTTGACGATCTTGAACCATCGGCAGTTGCTTCACCACAACTTTAGGTGGCAGGATATAACCTTGCTTCACCAGCTCAGGTGCAGGAACTTGACAGATTACCTGACCATAGACTTCAGGCAGATTCATGCCTGGTTTAGAAATAGAGAGCGAATGTTTCGGTGTGGCAGTAAAGAAGTAGCAACGATTCGCATTAGCAGCAAAGTGTTCAGTCGCAGGGAAAAAGTGTCGCTGAACGCTGTTATGTGCTTCGTCAAAGTAAATCGTATCTACATCAATTTCAGCATCAACAAGACGCTGCAAAGAGTTGTAGGTGGTAAAGATAAGTTGATGAAGATTAGCAGCAGCACACATAGCAGCATGAACCACAATGTCAGCAGGTTTGGTTGTGCTGACGTGATGAGTTTCGCCACTATGGACATGCAGAACTTCTGCGTTGGTGATATGCTCAAGAAACTCAGAAGAGAGTTGCTCCGCAAGCAAAATGCGAGGAGCAACGACTACAACAGTCTGAGGAGTTTGTGACTGAAACTGACGCAGAGTATCTACAATCATCTTCAGTGTTTTGCCACCACCAGTAGGGACAATCACCTGACCTTTGATGTGCTTCTGCATAGCAGCAACAGCACGTTGTTGATGAGGACGAAGCGTGATCACTTGTTCAGGAGGTTGTTAAGGTCAATTATAGCATAGGTCATCGCAGAACGCGAATACCCTGCGGCATAAGGATAAGTTTTGACTGGATCATCGCCTTGAGTGTTATCAACTTCGTGACAGACCTGCACTGCGTTCTCTAGGTCACGAATTACTCTTTTTAGCGTGTCAAGTCTTACAGTCACAGTTTCCATAGTGTTGTGGGCGATTTTAGAGGGGTCTGGTGCTTCTTACACCATAGGGACGCTTTAGACGATCCTAACAATAATTCAGAGTCAGTTTGCCATTCTCCGTTCTACATGAGCGAGGATTTTAGTTTTTGCTTTACCTTTCGGTTTTTCACCAGTCGCTTTCTCATATTTTTCAGTTTCTTGGTCTTTCATTATACCTCTCAACATTCTCTCACCTTCTCTGGTTTGCTTATTTCTTTCTTTTGTAGAGAGTCCAGATGCCTTTGCTGGTTTATAGTCAGGAGAAACTGCTTTTTTCTTTTTCTTTTTAAGTAGTTCATCTCCTGCTTTTTCTAATTCCCTCTCTGTTGCAGCTGGTGCGCTTGCTTGACTCCTTTCTCTTGCTTTACGCTCAAGATATGCTTTGCGTTGTGCTTGTTTTGCTGATAGTGTAGAAGTTCCACGCTCTTGCTCTGGTTGTTGCTCCCTTTCAGAACGTGGTCTATCTACACCAATATCACTGCGAGGTTTGTATGGTTTTGCTGGTGCAGTTTGACCTCCACCAATAGCTACTGTGCGGCGTCTTTCAGGAGCAGTTTTTCTGCGTTCTCGTCCGATACGTCCACCCTCTCCAGTCTTAATGACTTGTGCTCCAGAGCGAAACTCTGCATCATAGGTGTCACCAGTTGCTTCACAAAGAGACATAAACTCCTGAAAGGTTTTCATTAGTATCCAAACACTCTTTTTAGTATTTAGAACTCCTCCCCCTTTGGTTTATAGGAACCTTTGGAGACGCGACCCTCAGCATAAAGTTGACGGACACGTTCGCGGCGAGTTGCAATCAACAAATCATATTGTTGTTGCTGTTCTTTTGTAAAGATAAAATCTTGCTTTCGCCATGCTTGATTGAGTTCTTTGAGATGGTGAAGCACGTTAGGGATTCGTTCAGTCATGTAACCAAAATAAAGGATAAAAGGTCTGTGTAGTGAGATGAGTGGACAGTTTGGAAACTGTCAGAAATCAAAGTTAGAGTTAAGAAGAGTGTTGAAAGATTTTTCATCATCTTCTTCTTCCTCAAAGATACCCTCATTCATTTCTTCAACGAAGTCAAAAGAGGAGAAATCTTCGATTTGGATGTCATCAAAAGAGTCCATGTGGTTTTGTTGCTTACACTATCGTGACACTTTAGACGATCCTAACTTTAATTCAATGGTTTTTTGTAATCGATGAAATATTTTTATTGTTGCAGTATTTTCTGATTATTCGTTATTGGAACATCATTCCAATGTCTTACAACTCCTGCAATAATAAAACAATTCGTAATGAGATAAGTAAGAAATATAAAAATTCTTATATGAGCAATGTTGTCTGCTTCCCTATCATTTTTACTTGCTTTTTCCCCCAGTGCTTTAGCAAGCAATCGGAATACAGTTTGTTTCCTTTTCGTACACGGATTGTCTTGTTTTGACATACTCTAACTCCTTCCACTGACTTACATAACAAACTACAAGCAATCTATTATTTCTATGTAAAGAACAACACTCATAGTTAGTCTCATCTTTTGGGCTCACTGCTGTTTCAATCGTAATATACTCATCTCCCTTAAAATATACCCATCCTTCAATATGTGGTTTCCAATAGACATAATCATTAACTTCTGGTTCGTAACTCATACAAATGCAGATTCTAATGGTGTTTGTTTGAGTGGCATTGCTGTGTAGTTTCGAGTGTTTCTAAACTCCACAGGTTTGCCAATTTCCTTACTATTTACTGGTGCATAAAACTTACCATTTTTTACCGACCAGAAACCCCAGATACAACGAACTGGTTTACCTAGATTGTAATCAAACTCCCGATCATAGCAAGACCAAATAGAGAACACATTGCGTCTGTGCTCTTCTACTTCATAGTGCATACCTTTCGGTGGTTGATGCTTAAACTGTGGAATCAGTTTCGTAGATAACATAATGTTAAACTCTTTTAATCAACAACACGAACCGCTCTTAATCGTTGAGGATTATAACCCTTTTCAATATAAAATTGAAGTTTAGCATCACATTCTTCTTTTGTAAGTTTAGAGGAATCGTTATCAATTAAGTCCCATCCATTTGTGAAGAACTCCTCTATACGGTAAAAAGTAATATCAGACATTATTTTTTAGGTAGTAAAAGACTCAACAACACCAGAATCTATATATCCTGCAAGTGGAAATGTCTGTGAGTTAATCACATTTTCCTTCAGGTCACTATAGTATTTTTCATAGAAACCACCGCTATCTTCAGCAGTAATCAAATCAAAACATTCATCATCATCTTCAGCAATCACATTCCAAACTCCACCATATTCACTGGAGGGAAATGGAACATAATGCTGAACGATGTAAAGAAACTTCTGTGTCATTTGTCTTCGTGAATTACCTCATCATTGTAGTAGTTTTCGTCGCCTTCGTCAAGATGCGAATCAGCCGCGACTAAAAATGCAAAACCGATTGTGAGTAGAGAACCCAGTCCCAGTCCAAGTAGAAAAGTCATCAACAAAACTCTGCGATGTAATAATCAACAGTCACTTCAAGTTTTGCTGCTTCACGCTCACACTCTTCAAGAAAATCCTCAAACATTTTATCAACCTGAAGGTCTTTTTGTCGTTCATTGTAATCGATCATTTGATTTCTCCTTGAGTTGTTGTTCATCGCGTGGATACATTATCCGAAAATAGTATACCATAAGAGATGATACAACTGCAACCAGAGCTGCATAGATTACTACACCAAGTCCGATACTCATTCTACCTTACAATCAGGATGCCAAACCTTAAGAGAAGCGCAATACTCCTCTTTAGGATTGTAATCAATTCTATCACTTGGAGGATACTTGAGTCTATCTACCGCTTGTTGGCGATAGTATGCATCGTGAAGGCGTTGATCACGTTGGATAAGAAATACATTCCATCCAATAATCGCAAGAAAACCGAGAGCAACAGCAGTGACGTATTTCCTACTCATGCTACCACCTTTTGAGGAATCTCTACACTTTCAAGATAAGTTACGTCATGCCACTTGCAAGTATCGTAGCACAACCACTCTCCATCGGTGGTGTAGAGATAGGCATACTCTTCTGCGTCTTGAGTGAGATAGTCGCTGATGCGCCAGTCAAGGCGAGGAGGACAATTCTCCCCACGAGAAGAATAGTAAAGAGGACCAGTGGTAGGCAGAGTGTTATTCTGCCAATCAACATTTGTCCACAGACAACTGATGTCGCCACCGTCAATCAACTCAGCAACCTTGTCACGAGTGTTGAAGTGTTGCTGAAGTTTGACACCAACGAAGTCAGGATAACCATCCCAGTGACAATACACTGAGAGTACAGAATCGTCTGCGAGTTGAATACCGATGCGGGAACGAGTTGCCATTTGAGAGTTGTGCTTACACTACAGGGACACTTTAGACGATCCTAACTTTAATACACAGCAATCAGTTCGTTTGCTTTTTTCCTACTGCCACCTTTTGCAGCAATAGTTCTACTCACCTGAATCGGATAAATTGTAGCACTTTTATAGAGCTCTCGTGTGACAGGGACATCATGATTAGATACAATTACTCGAATACCTTTAGATGATAGTGATTCTGCCAGTCGTGCTAAATGAACTTGTTGGTCAGAGGTAAATCCATCAGTGGCATAACTTGTAAAGTTTGCTGTATCTGATGCACGAACATATGGTGGGTCAAAATAGACAACATCACCCACTTCCAAATCCTCATAGAGAGATGAATCCTCAAATGAGAGTGATGTAAATCTCACCAGTTGTTTGGATAGAAAATACATTCTGAAATTCATCATTTCTTCTTTAGGAAAATAAGCATTTTCTATTTTCTTTTCTTTAGTATTTTTATCTTTAAACTCTCTACCATAAGGAACATTAAACTCTCCCTTGCTATTGTATCGGGACAATCCATTAAAGCAGTGTTTATTCAAGTAAATAAACAGTCGTGCTCTCTCTGTAGTGTCTGTTGCCTGATTAAAGTGCTCTCGTAACTCTAAATATGCTTCCCTAGTGTTATTTTCTGGGACAAAGAGTTCCTCACAATACTGAACAAAACTATCATCATTTGCATTTACCAAACTCCGATAGATTGCCACCAAATCTTTGTTCACATCGTTGAGAATGTATTGCTCTGCTGGTGTATTCAGAGCAACAGCAAGACTACCACCAAAGGGTTCACAATAACGCTTTGGATATCCAATATGAGGAATAATATGAGGCAGAACTTTTGTTTTATTTCCTGCCCATTTCAAGAATGTGCGATTCATCAAGAGTAAATCTTTGCTTTTAGTGCTAATTTTACTTTCTTGTCGGAGAGAATGTCAAGACGATCAACTAGGTCAATAGCAGCAAACTTTGGAGAAATCTTTTCTGATGCCCACTCAAATGCTTCAATCGCACTAAAACGACGACTAAAATTAATTGAGATACCGAACAGAAGCATGATTCTCAAAAAGTTGAGTGCTTGATGAGCAGAATCGTCCCTATCTTTACCTCCTAAAATATCACAACCACCATGCCCATAAAGACGATGATCTTGGACATCTCTTACATCATCCCTACTTACAGAAAAGAGTTCCCAAAGAATCCAATCTTCTGCAGTAAAATCAAGTTGAGACCAACATGATTTTGGGGAGCAGATAAATTTCTTAAGCGAATCAAGTTTAGTATTAATCCTGGAGGAGCCTCTTTTTTGTTTCTTCACACCAAAAAACCTACTGCTCCAATACTCTTCTACATTGCAATCTGAAGCAATTTTAATTTGTGTGGAGAGGTTATCAAAAAGTGAAGTAACTTGAAGTTGTGGAAACTTTCCACTCAACTCAAGTTGAGAAATATCCAAACAAAATGCTTTCCAAATGGCTTTTTTGCTACCACCATTATTGATAAGGTGAATTGTCTCTTCTCTTACGTTTTTAATAACATCAAGATATTCCGTAACAGTTACATTCATGCTTGGAATATCTTTTGGAACTGTTTGATTTGCCAAGTAAGAAAAGGGGCGGTCCATATCTTTGGTTGTCCAAGACACCAAATTAGTTTCTCCAGTTTCGTAATTTAACAATCCGTGCCCAACAAGACAAGAAGAATAGTTATCATCCTTTGACTTTGAACTTGTTGTATTGTCAATAGTATCGTAATAGAAATTTAGTTCTGCTTGAGTGGAAATGAGGATTACCTCAAAATCAAGTTTTTCCCCCTTAGGGGCAACAAACTCATCCAAAGTATAGTCATTTGGAATAGCAACTTCACCATTCAGGAGTTGGCACTGGGCAACAAGATTGGTGTTTCCATTAAGTTGAAGAATAGACCATGCTTCAATAACATTACCAAAAATATCAACAATTTTTTTAGTAGTAATAATTAGAGTATTGCCTTGATTTGCTGCAACATGATCATATCCACGACAACGATTAGTGTCTGGATTTTTCTTAAAATAGTATGCTTTCAGAACATCAGTTTTTGCTCTATCTTCAGATAGGCGTTGCATAGGTACTGGTTTTGTATTTTTTACCCAACGATTTCCCTTTTGTGTGAGTAACTCTCCGTACACATCAAGAGAAATCCTATAGGATTTTTCTGTTGAATTTTTTGCTTTCTCAATAAGAGATTCTTTCCAGGTTTTTTTCTGGAGAAAAGGAATAGTAGTCATAATTTACCCCGAATAATGGTTTGGAGTGATAAAAACGAGTGATGGTTTGTTTTTATCTTAAGTCATCATAGCATGAAAAAAGAAACCTGTCAACCCCTATTCACAACCTGCCTGAGCTATGCCCATACCAAGAATCGCACCCAGAGGAATAGACCATCCATATGCATCTGATTTAGATAGTGCAGCAGCAGTTCCTCCACCTAACAATCCACCAAGAGTTGTTCTTGCTGCAGTGCATCTCCTTGGTTGAGTTTGTTGTTGAGGGTATTGTGGTTGTGATTGATAGGATTGATAACCACAAGGAACTCTACGACGATCACTCTTTACATAA